CATAAATATACATAGTGTATTCGCAAGATTTTAGATAATAATTTTTGCCGTAAATATTATAGTGATGATAGCTGTTTTTGACTACATTATAATTCATATGATATAGAAAATTGCCCCAATGACAATCACCGTGAATAAATCCGAGATGATGAAAAGTAGATATAGATAACATTATCTGTATAAATACATTATATAGCACTCTATCATTTTTGAGGAACATTTTACTATTACAGAGCTGTTTCAAATCGCCTCGGGCGAGCTCATTTAATAAAACATAGTATTTCTTATTGAGAACGATATCTGGCAAATTTTTATTGGATATTTTGTCGCAGATAATAACTTTGTAAGTTAGAATGAAATGTCTTGATATCATATTTTTAATAACTTTTTCTGTTATTTTCAAGTTAATCTGTGCTTCAAACAGATTAACGCGGTTATTAATCATAATTTTTGAAGCAATAGGATATTTGCCGAATTCGTTTTTAATAGAGGCTATATAAATATACCCGTATTTGCTAATAGAACCAAATTTTTTTGTAAGAAATACTGTGTCGCCTATATTATATCCGTGAACATCGTTATTTTTTTTAGAATTGATAGCATATTCTTTTAGACACTGCTTGTTATTTATATCTTTTAATTTGTTAGTTATATGCTTATAATAGAATATCCTTTTGTCTAGATTATATTTGAGCGTTTTATCCTTAAAATATTTAAGTAATGCATCGGGAACTTTGATATCTACTTCTTTTCCATTATTTAAATCAAGATATTTGTTATTAATAGTATTTGAGAAATGGCTATATGCGGACATATTTTTAGTGTTAAATATGTGAGATTCTGCCATTATTATGTATATCTTCTATTTATAAAGCAATATTCTAATATAATATTATAATAGATTTAATGAATAACAGAGAAGAAAAAAGGCCTAATGCGGAGCCGTATATATTTATAATAGATTTGGATGGAACTATTATAGGCGATTGTAATTATCAATGTGATTTATATAATATTATTGAATTGGTAAAAAAATATAGGATGAAGGGATTAAACCAATATACTGCGCTGTGTAATAAATATTTGAATGAAAGTTATTCTGAGAAATCGCTGCTAGTGCGACCGCATTTTTTTACCTTTATAAATGCTATGAAAAAGCTGTATCCGTCAAGCTATTTTTATATTTATACGGCTTCTGAGAAAAAATGGGCGAACAAAGAGATAGCCATAATAGAGAAGCATAATAATTTTAAGTTTGACAGACCATTATTAACGCGCGACAATTGTATTATGGATAAATATGGCAATATCGTGAAATCTGTTACCAAGATACTGCCGTTAATTAGTAAGACCATCAAGATACCTAATAATTTTGATATTAGCAAGAGATTGTTAATAATAGATAATAACCCTACATTTATAGATTACACCGACAATCTATTAATATGCCCCTCATATAATTATATGAAGTTTTATGATTTACGCGAGACTTTGCCAAACTATAATAAATGCGATGAGTTGAAAAGTTATATTAACAGATTGGTAAAGGAACAGAGACTTGGTAAAATATCAAAGAAGCCTGAAAACTTAGAGAAGACATACAAATGGCTATATAAAAAATGCAAGAAAATTAATAAATACAATTCCAAATATGAAGGCGATACATTTTGGAAAGACCTCGCTGTGCTTATAAAGCATTACAATATTACCTCGTACAGCCCTAAAATAATAACCGAAATCCAAAAAACCATAACAAAAAAATTAGATTCCTAAGCGAATACTTACGATATAGTAAATAAGGATATGTTGATATAATAATGATATTAGGATATTAGGATATTAGGATATTAGGATTATGATATATGTTAGTTTTGATATTGGGGTTAAGAATCTAGCTCTATGTATATTAAGAAAGACGGAGATATTGGAGATATTGGAATGGCGTATCATAGAATTGGCTTCATCTAAGAAAGAGATTAAGGGAATTGATGATATATCTGAAAGAATTTATATTGAGATGGACAATATAATTGGTGGGTTAAAAAACAAGGGTATCAATATGATAGATTATGTATTGATAGAGAATCAGCCGTCTAATTTAAACGGTATTATGAAAACTATCCAGCATATCATCTATGGTTATTTTAGTTTAATTAAATATTGGGACAAGGAGGTGGGAAATGTTGTCCTTGTAAATGCATCATTAAAAACTAAAAACCACATCTATGTTATAAATATGGAAGCGAATGCAGCGAAGCCGGGAACGGGAACGGGAACGGGAACGGGAACGGGAACGGGCGATACGGTAGGAGAGGCGAGGAATAAGAAGGGATTTAGGAGGGATAAATATAAGAATAATAAGATGCTCAGTATTGAGTTGTGTCGCCAATATATTAGTGAGAACGAGCAATTACAGAAGAGATTTAATGAAAACAAGAAGAAGGATGATTTGAGCGACGCGTGTTTGCAAGCCGTATCCTATATTAGAAGTAATACAAAGGGTGATATTACTAATAAATATAATAAATTATATAGTAGTGGCATATGCTGTAATGAAGATAATGAAAAGGAAGAAGCGTCCTAAAATATTGGTAATAATGATGTATAGTAATCGCGCGTTGAATAATATAAGAAAGATGCGTTTTAAAAAATCTATGAAAAATGCGAGATTATGTTTTAGGGATTGGTACGATGAAGAAGGCATCGCCAAATTATTGAATAATCTTGATGATAAATTGGATGCTATTATAGTATCTGGTTCTGATTATCGCATAGTTGACAGAAGGTCTCCTAAGGTTCCTGAGATAATATTTAAGCACGCTAACAAGATACATATTTTGGCAATTTGCTACGGAATGCAATACATAGCTGTACGATTTGGGAAGTTCTCAAATGTCCGTGTAAGAGATGCGGGATATATTAGAAACTATGATAGGCCGTTAAAAATAAGGTATCCTTTTGATATTGTAAAGACAATATATAGGTATAATCATAATGATATTGTTATCAAAGTAGGAAAGAATATTGAGAATGTAATGAAAAGGAAAGATATGATAGATATATTATATCATAAGAAGAGGGATATATTGGGGATACAATTTCACCCCGAATATTATGTAAAATCTGGGAAATTATTTTTTGGCACTTGGTTATCCTGGCTATCTCGTAGAAATAGCTAATGCTAATATATGGAAACTTATTTTTATTAGAATGCGTATTAATAAACATTTAAAAATTATAATAGATATATAAACATTTGATACCCAAATAAATATATAATATGGCTTTACTATCAAATTTTAATAATAGAAATGATGATTTAATTGAATTGAATAGAGAAAGTTTCAATAAGCAACCTTTTAGTTTTAATATACCTGGAGGTGGTAAGCAGTCCAATATAGCTATTAACGAAGAATTATTTAACAGGAAAAAAATCAGCGATGATGTTATATCTATGTCTTCCGGTGGTTCTTCACGCGGAAGTTCATCTGGTGGTAAAAAGAGATATATGAAAAATATCGGCAATATATATCGCAATAAAGATAAGATTGGTAGAGGTTCGCGAATGGAAAGCGAGAGCGATAGTGATGTGAGTAAAAAGAGTTCAAGTCGCGACAAAATCAAGAAAATATATGATGATAATATTAGCGAAGCCAGTGGTGCTAGCGGTGGTAGCGATGAAAGCGACGAAAGCAGCGGAAGCAGCATAGGAAGTGATGGAAGTGATGGAAGTGATGGAAGTGGAAGCAGCGATGGAAGCGGAGTAAGCGGAGAAAGTAATGGAAGTGAAGATGGTCGTAGCGGCGGTGGCGGCGGCGGTAGCAAAAATAAGAATAAGTTTTTGAGTCCTAAGGAAATAATAAAGAACGAGATAAACGAAAAGAGAGAGATAATATATCAGCTAGACAGAATGGAATCTAAGGGATTTAAGATACCGTTCAAGTTCAATATGAACTCTGATATTGAAGAGATGAGGACAGAATATAACAGACTTATAAGAGAAAAGGAATTAGACGGAAGCGTAAGATTTCAGCAAAAAATGTTGATGGCATTTATCTCGGGGACTGAATATATTAACGGGCGATATGACCCGTTTTCTATTAAGCTGGATGGGTGGTCAGAACAGGTCAACGAAAATATCAACGACTATGATGATATTTTTGAGGAATTGCATTATAAATACAAGGCGACTGGCAAGAAGATGGCGCCCGAATTGAGGCTCTTTGTATCACTATCAGGGAGCGCATTTATGTTTCATTTAACGAGCAGAATGTTTAAAGAACAGCCGCTCCCCGATGTAGAGAATGTTCTCCGTTCTAATCCCGAATTAATGAAGCAGTTTCAAAATGCTGCGGCAAAACAATATGTGATGGGAAATGGTGCCCCACAACAAATGCCGCAAATGTCTCAAAATCGCGGGTCAAGCAATGATAATATGGGGTTATTTAATATGGTAAGTAATCTATTCGGCTCTTTAAATAGCGACCCTGTACCTTCAAATATGCCAGCATATGCGCAAAATATGAACGGACAAAACAGAGGCGGTGGTATGTCATCGCAGCCTAATGATACAAAACAATACGAAGACATAGATAATATAATTAAGAATGTTCATAGCAAGATATCAATTGATGATAGCGATAATAACATAGAGACTCTTTCAGTTAGCGACGAAGAGATTACTTCAATTATAGAGGATACAGCGGATATCCAGATATTAAAAGGACGAGGAAGACCCAAAAAAGGCACTCGCACATTAAATATATAAAATACCAGGGATATATTAAGGATATATTAAGGATATACTAGGGATATATTAAGGATATATTAAGGATATACTAGAGATATATTAAGGATATATTAAGGATATTATGAAAATAACAATTGTTTTTTTATTTGATATATTGATATATTGATATATTATGAATAAAAATAAGGGTATAACGAGGGTATAACCAGGGTATAACGAGGTTTAAATAAGGGTTAATTCAGTGCTATTTATCTATTTTTTCTTAGATTGGTTATTTTGTTAGCGGATTTTTTAACAAAGCTGCCGACTTCTTTAACGGATTTAACGATTCTATCGGGGGTGCTGCGTAGAGATTTCATCGGGTTGCGGATAGTGTCTTCTACTTCCTCTTCAAATACCTCTATCTTGGATAATAGGCTGCTTAGGGTGCTTAATAGGATAGGGATGATAATTATTGTGAATAAGAGGGTTAAGAAGAGGAAGAGGGATATCATAGTACCTATGGAGATGATATCGCGGCTTAAATCCTCAGAGCATTTGCATTTCTCGTTGGTTAAATATCTAACATAATCAAAGGCGTAGTATATGTATACGACGAACATTAAGAAGAATACGAAGGTAGCAATTGATAATAATTGGACTACGACGAATCCCATACTTTTAGCGATGCTTTTAAGCGATATAACCGAGGTTATTATGAAATAACCGAGGGCTATTACAGTGAAGTTCTTGATAAAATCCTTGTTAGGGTGTTCCGAACATTCACACCCCATATTCTCCAGCTTGTAAATATAACTGAGGATTATTAACAATAATATAGCAAAAATTGCTTGGATTATGGCACTACTATAAAAAGATAAGTTATTTTCACTCTCTTTCATTGTACTATTTCTTACTCTATACTATTATATAGAAATAATTTTTTTATAATTCAATAATATTATAAATAAAAAACTTAGTAGAATTATCCAAGTTTTTAATATTTATATTTTTAATTTTATCTATTATACAATTATATTTAGCGATAGCCAAGATTTTATATAATTGTTCCAGTAAAATATCTAGAATATATTTATAGATATCGGTATTATATACAATACTAACCACGTAATCTGCGATATTATTTAGCAATATTAGCAGTTCTTCGCGTTTATATTTAATCCATATCTTATTAATATTATTTATCCCGCGCTTCCACTTGGTATATTCGCAGTACATATCGTATTCGTCATTCAATACCAGAAGGTTGTTTTCGTATATATATCTAGGCGGATCCCATTCCTTATTGTTTATGTAATTATTCCAGAGCTTATCAAGCATCGCGCAGACATATTCCTTGTCAAATAGAGCGAGTATATTACTATATAATTCGTCGTCGCTCGTTTTAATATAATTCCATATAATCATAAAAATATCGTCCTTGTTATCATTATTATCATTTACAGCGATAATTTCCTTAATTTTCTCGTAGATACTGTCCTTGTTTTTAATACTTAGTTTATTTAAATTACCTATCAAACACCTTTTTAGCTCGGATTTCTTCGTAAAGTCGGGTATTATGATGTGAAATCTTGATTTAACCTTAGGCTTATTATACTTCTCTTTATTATTATATATTTTTTTTGCCCATATCATTTTGGGGTCATAATAAGAGTTGAAACACGAATATGTATTTTTAATATCCACGGCTTTATCCAAAATATTGCGCGGTACATCTATGGAATTATATATATCTCTAAATTGTTCTATACTAATCTTGATGATTTGTTCGTCCATTATAATTAGTTATTATAAATAATCTTATATATTGATTACACGGATTACAAGGATAATAATGATAATATACATAAGGCAAAAACAATAATAAATAATAAAGTATTAATGACGCGCGAAATAATTAATAGATTAGAGGAGCTATATTCAAACTATCTTGTATATAGAACTATAATTGTGTGCGATGATAATAGCCAGGACAAGTATGTCAATATACTTAGAGAGAATAATTATGATTGCTATGCTTTAAAAGATTATGACGCGGCGATAAATTATGATTCTCTGGATGTAAGGATATTTTTAATAGAGAAGGGGCATTTTATCAAGTTTATCAAGGGGTATATTGATAATAAGATTAGTGCAAATGCGGATACGGATATAGATACGGATACAGATATGCATAGATATGGGGCGTATTTTTATAATTCAATTATAATACAATTTGATAATGATAATGACTATGATATCATAGGAGAAACCGAGAGAATAAAGAGAGAGTACAAGGAAATATCTAATAATTATGATATTATTATCTAATAATAATTTAGAAGATTATACGAGTAGGATATTAATATGGCAGCAAAAAAGAGTTTTTTCGGAAGCGATATATTTATTATGATTTCAATAATATTCTTTTTATTATTGGCAATTGCCGTGTTATTCGCATATAATAAAAATAAAATAATGGAGACTTTTATGGGCGAATCGGCTGATAAAAAATACAGAATGGAGTATTATTATATGGACGGTTGCGGGCACTGCGAGGATTTCAGTAAATCCGGAGTATGGGATAAGCTTAATAGCGAATATGGGAATAAATTAGACTTTAAAAAGTATAATATGAAGGATTGCAAGGACAGATTAGATAAATATGAAATCTCTGGATATCCCACTATTATAATAATAGATAAGAGAGAATCTGAGAAAAAGTTAGAAGAATACAACGATGACAGAAGATACGAGAAAATGAAGGTATTTGTAGGAAAATACGCTGATATGTAGGCATATCCGTAGGCGGTCTTTAGGTGGTCTGTAGGCGGCCGTCCTGAAAAATAAGAGTATATAAGCCTATTAATAAAACTTTATAATAATAAAGGGTATAAATAAAAATGGGAGGCGGATTGATGCAATTAGTTTTGAAGGGTAATATGAGCGAATATATTACCTTAAATCCGCATATTAATTATTATAAATATGTGCTCAAAAAACATACTAATTTTTCTATGGAAACTATTGTTGTTACTTCTACCGGTGATAGCAATATTGGTTTTAAACCATCCACTTCTGAATTGCGTATTAATTTTAAAATAAAGCGTTATGCCGATTTATTATCGGGACTGTTTTTGACATTCAAAATCCCCGATATATACTCTGATAATATATATAAGTTCAGGTGGGTCAATAATTTGGGCTTCAATTATGTCAAGGAGGCGCGGCTTAAAATAGGGGTTATTAATATAGAGACGCTATATGGCGAATGGATGAATATATGGAATGAGCTAACTAGTAAAGATAACATAGAATATAATAAGTTGATAGGGAATATAGACGAATATACGGCACCTTTCAATTTCGTGCCAAAATATCGCGTGTTAAATAACAGGCTTTATAATGTTACCTATCCGGTATCAAGTTTCGCGAAAACTCCTCAAACACCGAGTATTAAAAAGAGAAAAATACAGGTTCCGCTCAATTTCTGGTTTACCAAGAATCCCTCGCTGGCACTTCCATTATTAAAATTAGAGAATAACGAAGTTGAATTAGATATATATATTAATGATAATGCTTTTGAGGGATTATATCAGGTATGGAGTAATATATTGAATACATATGTGAGTCCGCTAATGTATAATACTACACACCGTCCGGCGGTACCTATATCTATTGCGACATTCGTCAAGCCGAGCGATGTCAATTTTGATGTTAATAACGAGCTATTATGTACCTATGTATATTTAGATAGTGCTGAAAGAAGCAGTCTACTATTGAGTACAAACCAGATTAATTATATTATTAATACAGTTAAGAAAACACAGGCGATTGCTTTGAATGCTAATCATACGCTAATAGATATAACAAATGCAAATCATCATATCAAGGAGATTATATGGATTACGCGAAGGAGCGATTCTGTCAAAAACTTCAATAATTATACAAATTACACGGGGTCTCACGAATATAGCGAGGGTCTTGGAATATTAGATAGGGCGACTATATTATGGAACAGAGAAATAACGCGCGCTGATTATGATGCTACTTATTATAATCACATAGAGCCTCATAAATATCATACGAATATACCGAGAACGGGGCTATACTGCTATTCATTTGCTTTATTTCCTGAAAAACAGATTAGTTCGGGTTCTTATGATAATACGCAAATTACTACCTCGTTATCTGTGAATGTAAATACGGAGGTTAAAGATGATGACAAATACACATACATTACTAAAACATATACTGATATATTAAACAGAGCCTATGATGTCAATTTTGAAATTACTATATATGTGATAGAAATAAATGTCCTCACAGTCCTTAATGGAGGCGCTGGCTTAAAGTTCAGCTAAGCTATCGTTGCTATCAATTATTTTTATATTCTTTGATATAATTAAAGTATTATGGATTTATTTGTATTGATAATAATAATTGTATTTGTATTTATAATAAAATATTTAATAGATACTATTAACTCTCTCAACGGAGAGATAAGAGAAATAAAAGAAAAATGTATAATCGGCTCCTCCGGGATAACATTTACAAAAAACACCGAAAAACCTTCTGATAATGTTAATAATGAGTTAATAAAGACATTAGTATATTTCAAAGACTATTTTGATAATAACAAATAGAGCTGTAAATACATATAAATAATATAAGCGTTTATAATTAAATGCCGAGAAAAAGTAAAAACAGCGATGTTAAATCTACAATAGATAAGAAAAAGGGCTTAATGAATACTATTGTAAAAGATGTGGTATTAGTGGAAAACGAGGATATTATATTGCAGTTGCCGATATCTGATAATGATATAAATAAAATAAGTATTACGGAAAAATTATTGGAAGCCCCGACGCCATATGAGCCGAACTGTTGTTATATAAATGAGACTAACTTTTATAATACGATTCAGGACAATTTGATTAAGGAAGATAATGACGGAGATACTAACATAGATTATAATGATAATATTATTAAATCTTCAAATAATTGCTATTGGTGTTGCCACGCGATTAAAGACAGGATATATGGGATGCCCTATAAATATAATATTACCACGAATACTTATATATTGTTCGGGAACTTTTGTTCGTTGGAATGCGCGAATGCATATAACTTCTCTTCACACTGTGGGAGCGACAAAGTATGGGAGATAAATAGCTTGATACAGATGCTGAGCAAACATTTTGGATGCACTCGCCCGATACGCCCAGCGCCTTCAAGATTTTTGCTAGATATCTTTAATGGCCCTATGAATATTGAGGAGTTTCGCAAGGGTCATCATACGAATGAAAAAACACACCTATTAAATCTGCCACCTATGATAGCCACTACATACAATTACGAAATTGTAAATACATCCTATCTCAAAAACATTACAGATAATATGAATAATAAAATTGAGGCAAAGAAAAACAAAAAATGATATAAGAACATTAATACAATAAATATTGTGAATTACCCAAATTACTATTGCTATTAAGAATGACAAGTCTTGATAATAATTGCTGCTTTCCAGCCGCGCCAGCTATTGCGAAAGCTGCGAAAGCTGCGTCAGCTGCGTCAGCCGACGATATACACTTTTCGCATTATAGAGTTTCTACTATAACTTGTAATGCGAATATTGGCGAGGATATTAATTTAAACTTGAAGATGCTGTTTGAAAATATTGTAATCATAGATAAGGATGATACGGACGGGATTGTATGGGCACAATATATGAAGGATGGCGAGGATTTAAATCGCGGGACATATCCCAAGAAGAGGAGGAATAGTAAGAAAAATAAGATGAAGAAAAATAGGTTTGATAACCAGGTTACAATTATATACAAGAACGAGAAATATATGCCAAATGTGAAAATATTTAAGAATGGCAATATTCAAATAACTGGAATAAAGGTTGTTGAGGATACTGTCGTTATTGTCAATCATATTATTGAGAATATCAGGAATATCTATGATGATATTAGTAAGGACATTATAAATAACCGCGAGGATAATTATGAATTGAAATTGAAATATCAGAACTTCAAGATTCGGATGATTAACTCGGATTTCAAGGTATATTGCGACGATTCTCTAGCGGTTCCATTCGGCTTAAAGAGACGCGAGATACACAATATATTTATCAGCGATATATATAACAACAAGTGTTCGTTTCAACCTGGAATATATCAAGGGGTTAAGCTAGAATATTTCTGGAATAAATGTAATGAAAAAAAGAATGGTATTTGTTATTGCCCTAAGAAATGCTATGGAAAAGGAAAGGGAGAAAAGGTGGGTGATTGTAAAAAGGTTACAGGGGCTTTGTTTGAGAGCGGGAGCATCTTAATTACAGGCGGCGTATCTTTTGAGCAAGTAGATGAGGTATACAAGTATATCTGTACTTTCTTGATTAAACACAAGGATACAATTAAGAAAATCCAACCAACCAATCTTGTAGCTCAAGATATCACTACGTAAGCTATGCGAGATACGCGAGCTTCGCTATCTTCTATATTATGTCTGTTGTATGACAGCTGAAATTGTAATTATCATTACCGTTGGCTGATGTATATTTTTTATATTTATCGGTATTTATGTGATTATTTCCCGGTCTATTATATGAGGGTATGTGATGACTGGCATAAAAATGCGAGGCATACACTACAGCATCAGGTTCAGGAGGAGGCATTTTATAACTGTTGCCCCAGGGTTTTTTGTCAAATAAGACATCGCCAGTATATAATCCGGCATTTTTTGGCTGAGGAGGGACGGGAACATTATGGCTATAATCTAATTCGGCATATTCTAATTCTTTTTTCATTATTCTATATATAAAATAGATATTATTATATAAAGATAAAATTGATAATTAATTTAAAATAGTATGAGTACTGAAAGAACTGAAAGAAAGAGAAGAAAGGTTGCAGATTTTGTTAAAGATGGTATGGAAACTGCTGATATAAAAGCGATGGTTCAAGATATTGTATTGTATATGACAGAGAACAAGGCTAAACATTCATCCCACACGGAGCTATTGAATGAAATGAAAAAATCAATTGAGGGTATCTTGTTTTTTGAAGAGAGATATCCTATGTTATATGCTATGGTTACAAAAGAGGAAGGGTTTGAATATAGTAGCCTTGAATATTTTTTAGAGATGCGAGAGAAAATTGTAAATAACCAATTAACATCAGAACAGGCGTCAAAAGTAGTAGGCCAAGTATGGTTTGATAAGTACTATAAAAAACCGGATGGCGAAAAATAGGAGGCGAATCCAAAGGGGGTTCTAAAACATAATCAATAAATTCATTAATTTTTCTAGCTTCTTCCATAATAGATATACAATAGGCTACAAATACAAACTGAAAGTTTCTATATTATAGATATTTCATATTTTTATATATTTTAACGAATATAATATTTTTGTCTATTAAATCTTATAAAAATACTTAGATTACCACAGCAATTCTTGAGACACTAGAATATTAATATTTTTTCATTTTAAAATTTGAGTACATCTTTCTGTTTTTTCAAAAATTTCAAAAGTTTTTTGGAAATTACAAAATAAATCAAGAGATGTACTCAAATTTTAAATTTCAAATTTATAAAATATCTAGTGTCTTTCTATGACATCATAATGGTAATGAGAAAAATACACAAAGTCTATCAATAGCCTTCATAAAAATAATAATAATCAATATTATAGGATTATAGGAATAAATTTGTTATATTTTGAGATTATTAAAATAAAAATTGACACCAAAATGTATTTAAATTATTACTATCGCAGTCAAAGCTAGTCAAAGCCAAAAGCTAAAGCCCGCTACCGAACAGCCTATCAAACTTCAAAAGCCTTTCCAAGTTTTATCTAGAAACTCTTTCAGAAGAATGTCCGCTGCCGCTACCGCTGCTACCGCTGCTGCCGCCACCGCCCAGACTATTGGAATGGCCTTCAAGGAGTATATGAAGAATATTCCCGATGAGATTAACACCTCTAAGGGTTTGGATGAGCATTTCGCTCAGTTCAAGAAGGATTTCAAGGAGAAGAAGAAGAATATCAAGATTGAGATTGCCGAAAAGAAGAAGGATACCAAGAAGAAGAAGAGGAGCAATCTTGATGAGGATGGTAATGAGAAGCCTAAGAAGCCTCTTACCAAGTATCAGCAGTATATCAGGGACAATCAACAAAGGATTCGTGAAGAGTTTCCCGAGCTTTCAAATACCGAAAGGTTCTCTAAGCTCGCCGAAGAGTGGAAGGCTTACAAGGCCACTCTCGCTGATGCTGCGGATGCTGCGGATGCTGCGGATGCCGATGAGGAAGAAGAGACTGTTGAAGCTCAGGAAGCTGAGGAGACTGAGGAGACGGAGGAGCCTGTCGTGGAACAGGCGGAAGAGGCAGTAGTTGAAGAAGATGAGAAGCCTAAGAAGGCCAAGAAGGCCAAGAAGGAGGCTAAGACTGACAAGAAGAAGAAGGATAAGGATTCTGAGTAAATAAGTGGACGCGGATGCGGATGCGGGAGTGTAAAAGGAGATAGATTAGGGTATATATATTTTTATATTTTATTTTTTTGGTTTTTTGCTTGTAATCGCGGGTGTTATTATAAATATCTAAATAATAATATAGATGCTTATAGAGTTGTTTATTGGCTCAGTAATAATTGGGGTTATTATTGGGTTGATTGGTATTGGTGGTGGCATTTTGCTATTGCCTTTATTAGTTTATTATGATTTTTCGTTTCAGCAAGCTGTCGCGATATCTCTTTTCTTAAATACGATACCTAATGCATTACCAGGATTATATCTATATTATCAGCACGGATTTTTGGATTTTAATGCAGCTATTATAGTAGCCGCCGGAAGTATCCTTGGTGGAGTTGCAGGGGCTTATATTGGTACAAATAATTATATAGATGACAGGACATTATATAGAATATATACGGTATTTCTAATAATGACAGCAATATATTTATACTTCTATTAT